ATGACATGTTATTAAGAGAAGAGATTGCTAGGGCTATTGAGGCTATACCGCTTGGTGAAGATAATGCACAATTAAATGCACTTGGCATGAGAATATTAGCAGCAGAAGTAGCAAGGGGAAATAGATGAAATACTACATTACAGATCCAGATACTAAACAAAGCTTAGAGATTCCTGAAAATGTATCTGATAGTGTTATCAGTCAGTATCTTGATAGAAAGTATCTTGGAGTAATAGGACTTGGTTCTTTTATTATTGGATTTTTGTTAGGAGTATTAGCTTATGCACTATAGTGATGATGATATGCGTGAATGGGAATTTGAGGTTGTTCATAACTCCCGCCCACCTTTGCGATGGATTGCAAATTTGTTTGGAAGTATTGGTGGATGGGCAATTCTAAAGGTTTCATATCTTGATGAGAAAGAAAACTTTGGTTTTAGATATACCGTTTATGGCAGCCTTTACAGCACATTCATGCCAACATATTATAAATATGGCACTGTATACAAGATGAAGTTTGAAGAAGATTATTTAGATTAACACTTGCAAAAGAATTAAGCATATGATATGCTTATGTAACGGATATCGTAACTTAGTAGAAAAGAGAGCAATATGAATCCTAAAGTAACACTAGTGGGTCGCCTTGGTGCTGATCCTGAAGCAATTGGAACAACTGGAGTTCGTCTTCGTGTTGTAACAAGTGATAGAGCAAAGAATGATAAGGGTGAGTGGGAAGATCGTGACACCTCTTGGTGGACGGTAAAAGCATGGAAGACTCTTGCAGAACAAACAAAGAAGACTCTTAAGAAGGGTCAAGAAGTTATGATTACTGGAACTATCTATCAGGAAAACTGGACAGACAGTGCTGGTAACAATAAGACTTCATACGAAGTAGTCGCAGATTCAGTTGGTTTAACTGCATATACTATTACGAAGCAGCCAGTAACGGCTATGGCTTCATCTGCATCAGAAAACCCTTGGAACTAGTTATACAAGGATAAGTTAGTAGTGGGGCCAGTGTAAAAGCTGGCCTCATTATTAAAAATTAGGGGAATAAAATGGGTAATTGGACAGAAGAGTTAACAGACGAACAGAAGAAACAAGTCTGGGATTTTATTGTATTTACTGTTAAAGAGATACGTGAACAAATTGCTATGGATATTGAATATACATATGAAGTTTGGTCTACCCACGGAAAAGCAAAGAGTAGACAAACAAAGAAAGCGTTCATGGTAAGTGCAGATATTGCAAGAGGATTAAACGAAAGGTTGCCTAACAGTGGCGGATCCAAATCAAACACCGCAGAGGGGTAATTGGGTATGTCCTTGTAATGGCTGCAAGAAGGCAGCTAAGCAAGTAATTGATCAAATAGTAGAAGATTATAAGTCTTGTCTTAATATAATGGAAGATGATGGAAAGCTATATTGTCATACATGGTATAGACATGATGATTGTGTAAGATTAATGAATCTGTTATATAAGATTACGAATGATTCTAAATATACCCTGCCAGAAATTCGTGAGGAACTTAAAGAAGCAATTAATCATATGTTGACAGATCCTGATACGTCTGAGATACTTAGAAGATTAAAAGATTAAGCAGCAATAGCTCAGTTGGTTAGAGCCCCCGACTCATAATCGGGTCGTCGTAGGTTCAAGTCCTACTTGCTGCACAATGCGGATGTTGCATAATGGTAGTGCCTCTGCCTTCCAAGCAGACGGTGCCAGTTCGATTCTGGTCATCCGCTCCATACCTCTGTAGCTCAGTGGAAAGAGCGAGACTCTTCTAAGGTCTGCGTCGCAGGTTCGATCCCTGCCAGGGGTGCTATAATAAAATTATGAACCTTGAAGATGATATAAGAGATATACTTTTTGAAATCGGTAAAGATGTAAAAATACATAAACTTATTGATGGTAATCTTATTATTGATATTGACTATGAAAAATATGTTAGTCAGATTGTGGACAAAGTTAAATTATATTATCCCAATACATAGTTCTTGGATCAAAATCAGATAGCTCTCTCACCTTGTATTGAGTTATCTTTTTGTTTGTGTATGCTGGGGCAGCTGACATTTTACCCTCATAATCTTTTTGAATAAACATAGGATCGTTAACTGCATAAACATTAAAGAATCTTTGTATCATTGCAAATGGTACATCCATAGGCATTGGGTATTCTTCAGCACAATATCTAGTAGTTCTAATACACATATCCACATAATCTTGTGTTAGATATAAAATAGCATGAGAGGATAGCATGTTATAAATGCGTAATATTTCTGGATACCCCTCAACTTTTTTGTATTTTAAATAAAATCCAGCATGACTGCTTTGTAGTCCCCATTGAGAGTTGCCCAGATATACTGCATCTGCGCCCTCTGGAACGTCTAGAATGGCCTTAAAGCTATGTGGGTCAGCATCATCCTCAAGGACTATGAAAGGGGCTGAGACCTGCCCTAGAGCCATTAATTGAGACTTAGAGAGTCCTACCCTGCCGTTCTTCTTGTCCTCTATTGCATTTATTCTTGTAACATTTTTGAATCCAAGATCTTTTAGCTGCTGCTCTATATGCTTTTTTTTATGCTTATCCTTAGACATATTAATATAAAATACGGGGATTTCTAATAAATTAATTTCCATTGTTCACCATATACATATTATAGTAGTAATCTATGGCAGATTTTCTTGGCAGAGAATCTTTATCTGTACCCTCTCGATTCAGCATTTGATTCCAAATCTGTAGTGTATGGCTATGCTTGCTTTTATTAATAACACTATTTCTTTTATCTGGATTAAATATGTCTTGCCACTCCCAGTAATTTATGGGATAGAATACGATTGGTTCTTGTATATATTTTTCTAGTTTATATTTATATATTTTTTCAGTAACCAGTTGAGGACCTATCTCTCCCCATTTTATTTTATTCTTATCAAATGACTGTGAAATATCAACTAACTCAGCAATGAAGTCAGAGTCTTTTGGAGCTCTCAACAAGCCATTAGCAATTATTTTATGTGGACCACCTTGCATACCGAAAAGATATTCTGGAAACTTCCATTTACTTTGTAAGCAAATATTGTCTGTATCTGTCCAAGTTAAGCCAGTCTTTTGAATCATTCTATATCTAAACATATCAGCAAATGGACCATAGGAGTTATCTGTTTTAAATATCTTATCTTCTTCTATGATCTCTCTTGCATTAATTTTATTTACACCTTTTGGAACTTTAAGGTCCATATCATATACAAATAAATTAAAGCTATGCCCGTGATATACAAAAGAAGATAGACATAGATTTTCTATTTTACTTAATGGTCTTCCAACCCAAAGCGATCCAAATTCTGCCATGCTAATTCTCGTAATCTGGTATGTCTTTTATGTTCCAGAGAGACATGGTTTTATCTCTATCATGTGATTGAATATTTCCCTCAATAATTATCTGCTCTGGATTAGGAAAATTAAAAGGATCCTGTTGAAGATTAATCCTACGCCAAGCACCCACTGGAATATCATTATTATTTTTATGTGATTTCCACATAAAGTTTGTTGTAAGTAAATACCTAGAGCCACTATCTTTAATATTTTTAAGTGCTTTAAAAACATCTGTGTTTGGTAAGTGAACAAGGCAATCCCTTACCATAATTAAATCTACTTTTGGTAGTGGATCATTAACAATATCAATAACATCAAACTTTACATTTTTGCTTGCAAACCTATCGGCATTTTTATTAATCATTTCTTTTACAATATCTCCACCAAAATACTTGATGCCAGAGAGATCTATGCGCTTCATCCAATTGAAGTCTCCACATGGAGCGTCTAGCATTGATTTGATACTGAAGTCCTTTAGCATAATCTGTAGCTCTGGAATAAGATACTTGGTTTGTTCATAGTCAGAGCCTGGACCAGAGAGTGACTCTTTTCCATTCCACGAATTTTCTCTATAGTATTTGGTAAATAACTCTTTGCTCATTATTCAAACATTCCTATCTTTTTAATATACGGTGCATACTTAGATTCAGAATCTATGTATAAAGTCGTTAAAAAGCTAGTTGCAATTGGGCAATATCCTTTTTCTAACATTGTCTTTCTTATTGGTGATCCATTGAACATGTCCATACTATCATCTTCAACCATTACGAAAGGTATTTTTACATCATGGGTGTAGGTTTTGATTACTTCGTGATCCATTCCCTCTATATCTATGTTCATGAAAAATGGTGTTTTTTGAAAGTAATCAAGATGAATAGATATAATTTCATTAATAGTTTTAGTTGGAACCTGTGCCGTCCAGCTTACAGCAGTGTGCTGACTGTTCTTTTTTCTTTCTGCAAACTGTGGAGAAAGTGTATTTGATGAGTCCATATCTCCAAACATAAAAAATTCTTTTGTACCAGATTCGATATCCACTGCACAATTATATAATATATCATTAGGTCTTATCTCATGTACCAGCACATTAAAGTAGCTATTGGGGTCTACAAGGGTGCCAAACCAACCCTTTTTATATAAAAAGTATGTGTTTGATTCTCTTACTGGATGAAAAGATCCAATATCTATATAGGTATTTTGATCGAATAGATCTTTGCCCATTAACCAAGATAGTCTTTTCATTACTCCGTTTAGTATAGAATCTTCTCCATATGAAGAATATGATTCAAACTTCTCGTATTCCATATACCCCTCACTTAAAATAGGGCGAGTCCATTTCTAGACCCGCCCTATTCAATTAACTAATTACTTAGTTTCCTTCTTCTTTGTAGCCTTAACAGACTTCAAAGCTTCCTCTACGGCAGATACCTTTGGCATACGGCCAAAAGCAGCGTCGTTAGGATTAATTGCTCTTGTTGCTACTGGTAGAAGAGCACCTACTAGTGCTGCCCACATATCTTTTGGATCTGTGATTCCAGCAACGTATAGAGTTGCAACTGCACCTGCAATTGAGCGTACATATGACGCAAGCATTGCCTTGTGTTTCTTATTTAGCTCCATTATTTCCTCCTAGGATATAACTTTAATTAGTATAGCATAACCAGCCCATAGCCCAATAATTCCTGCTACCCCTGCAAAAACTGGTGGTGCTGGAACTGGTAATTTGAATGCTGCGAACACTACGCCACATCCAAAACCTGTTACTACTGATAGTAATATGTCTTTCATCTTTCCCCCAATATGTGTTGTTGATAATGTTTCATGCAAAAATCAACATATCTTGTTTCTGTCATTGCTAACTTTTCACTTTTTTCTATGCATTGATCAACTTCACAAACAGCATAATCAAACTCTAGTACTTCCATATATGTCTTTACCCTAAAAAAACTCATTGGGATTCTTTCGGATCTGGATTGTCTATTGGTGTTGGTGCTGTAGCAAATGCTCCACATGAATGACACTGTATGTCTAAATGGTACATGCCTATAGTATAGGTTTCTGGATCAAAAGATACTAACGCTCTAAACAAACTGTCGCCACAGTTTGGGCAAATACATGTTGGGATGCCTCTAGCGTCTATCATCGATATCCTCTGGAAGAAGATTTTTTAACTCATATATTTCTTTTGATATCTTCTTGAGAGCTTTGTCATGTGGAGTAATCATACC